AAAGTTCGTAAGTATTTAGCAAAGTACCCAAATGCAAAAGCACAGGTAGTCGCCGACGCCACTGGTGCAACAGCGCAATATGTACACAACATTCGATACATGGATAACAAGAAGCAAGAACTATTGTTACCACCAATCCTAAAGACAAAAAATAAATGGAAGTTTATGGAGGCAGTAACAAGCGATACGCCTATAGCTGACTTGGCTTACGAAGTAAGTAAGGGTAGGTCTGAACAACGCATAGCTGAATTAGTAGATCACCCCACACATTACAAAGTGGGCGGTATCGAGACTATCGACTTCATCGACGCAAAAGAGTTTGGCTACAACCTTGGTAACGTAGTTAAATACATTAGTCGCGCCGATCACAAAGGTAGTCATTATGAAGACCTATGCAAAGCACGTTGGTATTTGAACCGCGAGATTGCTAAGTTCTCACCACAGCCAGAGGTGACTAAATGACTACAAAAGCAAAAGACGACGACCGCACCGAGTTACATCAGTACGCTGTTTATAAATTAAATGGTATCACTTACCTACCACACTACCGAGATGTGAAGAGATACGTTGGCCCGGGATATCCAAGACATAACAAGAATGTCTATACGATAGCAGAGTTATTTAGTGCTGGGGCTACACCGTCTACTGCGTTTCTTTGGAAGCGTTCCGAGTATGGCATTATGAAAGTGGGTGGCGTATGAAAATGAAAAGTGTAAGTGCGGACGTACAGAAAGCATGGAACCTTATGTCCATGCACAACAGTGAGTTGCTACTGGAAAACGCCGAGTTAAAACTACGGATATCGCACCTTCAAAGTCGTATACCTTTACTGGATAGGGCGTGCATTGGTTTGGTAGACGTGTGGTACGACCTAAAGCATTGGTGGATTAACAGAAAGATTGCATGAACCTGATTGCACTTGACTTCGAGACGTTCTATGACAAAGACTTCTCTCTATCTAAACTGACGACGGAGGAATACATTCGTGATGACCGTTTTGAAGCCATAGGCGTTGGCGTTAAATTAAACGACGAGGAAACTGCGTGGTTTAGTGGGGACATGAAAGCCACCAAAGAGTGGCTTATGCAATTTCCTTGGGATAAGTCTTTTCTTCTTGCACACAACTGCATGTTCGATGCCGCGATTTTGTCGTGGCGGTTTGGTATTAAACCAAAAGTTCTTCTTGATACCTTAGCAATGCTTCGTGCTGTTGACGGCATTGAGGTAGGTAATAGCTTAGCAAAAGCCGCTGAGCGTTACGGCTTAGGGGTCAAGGGAACTGAGGTTGTTGCGGCAATGGGTAAGCGTCGCGCCGACTTCACTGAAGCAGACCTAAAACAATACGGCGAGTATTGCAAGAACGACGTCAAGCTGACCTACGACCTATTCCAAATCCTACAAGCAAACTTCCAAAAGCCTGAGCTACGTCTAATAGATATGACTTTGCGTATGTTCACAGAGCCAACCTTGCGTCTTGATCTACCTGTGTTGGAGCAACATCTTGTACAAGTACAAGAGAAGAAGGAAGCCTTGATCGCTGAGGCATGCGCCGACCGTGAAGTTCTTATGTCCAATCAGAAGTTTGCTGAGCGACTGATTGAGTATGGTGTCCCACCACCCATGAAGGTTAGCCCCACGACAGGAAAGATGGCGTTGGCTTTAGCTAAAAGCGATGAAGGGTTCAAGGCCCTAGCAGAGCATTGGGACGAGCGAGTGCAAGCACTTGTGGCCGCGCGCCTTGGGACAAAGTCCACATTAGAAGAGACACGCACGCAAAGATTTATCTCCATAGCGAAGCGTGGTAGCCTTCCAGTACCCCTGAGATACTATGCCGCACACACAGGGCGTTGGGGCGGGGACGACAAACTTAACTTGCAGAACATACCGCGCAAGTCACCTCTCAAGACTGCTATCGTAGTACCCGAAGGCTACGTCATGATCGACGCCGACTCCTCACAGATCGAAGCGCGGATCGTTGCATGGTTAGCGGGGCAAGCTGATTTAGTAAGTGCGTTCGCAAAAGGTTTGGACGTGTACAAGATCATGGCGGCGAAGATATATAACAAACCAGTTGAAGAGATTGATGATGCCGAAAGATTTGTGGGTAAGACTACGATTCTTGGTGCTGGCTACGGAATGGGTTGGAAGAAGTTTCAACTACAACTAAAGAACTTTGGGGTAAGTTTGGGCGACAACATGTGCCAACATATCTTGAAGGTGTATCGCCAAGAGTTCCCATATATTCCCGCGCTATGGGATGAAGGACACAACACACTTGATGCGTTGTCAAGTGAAAAACTTGTTACTACTACATTTGGGAAACAACCACAGGCAGTAAGCGTTCTTCCCGGAATTGGCTATGATCTACCTAGCGGTTTACCTCTCAAGTATATGAATCTGCGTGCCACTGAAGTTGATGATCGGGGCCGAGCACAGTACGTCTACGATACACGCAAAGGCACAGTGCGAATCTACGGCGGCAAGGTAGTGGAGAACTTATGTCAAGCTCTAGCACGCTGTGTTATTGCTGAGCAAATGCTAAAGATATCTAAAAGATATCAGCCAGTTTTAACCGTGCATGATGCCGTGGCATGTGTAGTACCCGAAGCAGAGCGCGATGAAGCTATTAAATATGTGGATGAGTGCATGCGTTGGAAACCTAAATGGGCCGAGACACTACCTCTAGCGTGTGAGATTGGCGCAGGTAAAAACTACGGCGACTGCAGTAAGAAAATGTCTATTGAGGAATGGGGTTTGGTATGACGCAAGATGAAATCATTGAGATGGCTAAACAGGCGGGCATGGATTATTTGAAATACATAAGCCCTGAAGCTTTTGAAAAAGTTACAGTTTTTGTAAAGCTAGTAGCACAGCATGAGCGTGAGGCGTGTGCAAAGTTATTAGAAACAACAGACTTAGGTGGACTAAAAGATAACCCAGCAATGCAGAGTTGGGTTGCAGAAATGTTGTTGGCTTATGTAAAAGCAATCAGAGCAAGAGGACAAGCATGAATTACACATGGTCGTATTCAAGCATCTCGCTGTTTCAGCAGTGCCCCCGCAAGTACCACAGGATGCGTATCGTCAAGGATATCGTCGAGCCACCACAGGAACACTTGCTCTACGGCAGTGCGGTTCATAAGGCAGCAGAAGAATACGTGCGTGATGGTACTCCGATACCAGAAAAGTACGCTTACATCCAGCCGTTCCTTGACCCACTGAAAGCCTTGTCAGGTGAGAAGTTATGTGAGCATGAGATGGGCTTGACCAAGGACATGAAGCCCTGCGGATTCAGAGATAAAGATGTTTGGTTTCGTGGGATTACTGACTTACTGGTTATTGATGGTGAGAAAGCACGCATCATTGATTACAAGACTAGCAAGTCCAGTCGGTACGCCGACAAGAAACAACTCGAACTGCTGTCCCTACTAACCTTTAAACACTTCCCACAAGTCAAAACAATCAAGGCTGGTTTGATGTTCTTGGTTGTCAAAGACTTGGTCCGCGCCGAGTTCAATGCAGATCAACAAACTGATGCTTGGAGCAAGTGGATACCCGAGACAAATCAGCTAGAGAGTGCGATGATTACGGATGTTTGGAACCCTCGACCAAACTTTACCTGCCGTGGTTGGTGCCCTGTAACCGACTGCGAACACAACAGCAAGAAACTTTAGGAGTCCCTATGCCCTACGTCAATAAGCCAAGACCATACAAACACGAATACGAAACATACGACGGCACGCCCGCCGTTAAGAAAAAAAGAGCCGAGCGCAACAAAGCACGGCGCATCATGGAAGAAGCAGGATTAGTTCACAAGGGAGATGGAAAAGATGTCGATCATAAAAAACCTCTTAGCAAAGGCGGGAAAACCACAAGATCAAACTTGCGCGTTAAATCAGCCACAAACAACCGATCCTACGCTCGTAAATCCGATCACACTATTAAGTAGCGACGGGACGGGGGCGACCCTCACACAGGGTCTTCATGGGACATATCATTTTGCTAGTTCAACCACTGGAAAAACTATAACTATTGGCCCCCATACCACGAATAGTCTTAAAGGCTATCCACGACAAATAAATCTTAGGAGCACCGACTTGGATAAACACCCAGCGTTTGAGTTAACCGTGGAACAACTTCGTGGGGCTTGGATGCTTGCGTATGGAGCTCGTTGGATTTCTATGGAGACCCCTCTTGAAGATGACTATCTAAATGTTGTAGCCCAGCGCCTTGTTGCTTTGGGTGAAGTAGAAACCCACAATGTC